CTTTCGTTCGGCCGCTTACCGGAACAGCGAATTGCGACGAGGGATGAGGGGGGGGGGTGAAGCGGCTCCCTGTCCTCCTTTCGGTCGAGCGTTGAGTTGCTCGGGAGCCGCCTTTGCCTCGTCGCGAATCGGACACTAGCGCCTAGCGCGTTACTTGCAAGCACTATTTACGCACGACGCGTCAAAAAAGGCGGGACAGCCTTTCGACCATCCCGCCAATTTGTCAGTCTCTCCGTCCGAGCCGGACCGCATAGATTTCGCCAGCGTCCGGCCATTTGGTCCGTGCCTTGTCGAGTGCGGTATTCAAGCCGCCCGTAGTGACGACTCGACCGAGTCCTCTTGACCATGAGCCGTGAGGTCCGACGCCGCGTTCCCCTATCCAGTAGGACAGGCGGCGCTCCTCGACGGGCTTTTTCGGTTTCGGCTTGAGCCTTGCCTCATGAGCCTTCGTTCTGGCGAGCGCCTTGTCTCGGACCGTGTTGCGTCGCTTCGACGCAATCCATTGGTCACGTTTGCCGACGCCTCGCTTCGCGTCCCATGTCTCGCGCCAGCCGAGGAAATATCCGGCGAGGTTGCGCTCGCTCGAATAGCAGTAGCGAACGCGCTTGCCGCGCACGTTCAGCGTTCGCCAATAACGCCAGTTGAGACGCGAGTCCTCGGCGAAATGAAGCGTCAGCTTATGCTTGACCGGATTGGCGAGAACCGCCTTCCGCTCGCGCTCAAGTCGGTCGACCTCCATTTCGAGCAGCATCCTCTGAATGGACTCAGGGAATTGTGTCATGTCGAGCCTTTCTGAAAAGAGGGCGGCGTCGCACTCGCCGCCCGATGACTTATCGCCGCCGCTTGGGAACAGACAGCGTCACTTTGATTTGCTCGCCCGGACCGATGGGGCCGAGGCCCTTGTCCTCTTTCGAGAACACTCCTCGCGCTTCCCACCATATCTCTGTTCGGCCGGTCACGTCATAGACATTGACGATTGCCTCCTTGCCGTCGAGGTCAAAGAGTCCCGACCAATCCGAGGCCGCAATTTTTGCGACCCGGTCGATTGATTCTTGCCGGTCATGACCTCGGGCGTAGCTTGAGCCAGCGCCCATGAGGATGATTGCAAGATACTCCTTGGGATTCGATTTGTTCATGTGGGTTCCTCACAGTTTGAAAGACGGCAACCGGCCGCACGGTCCGACGGCGAACGACTCGCCCTCGACCTCCGGAGTCTACCATAGTAGCAAGTTACTTGCAAGCGCTCATTTACGCTCTAGGCGTCAATCGCCGCGCCCGCGCCACTCCCGGACCTCGTCGCGCTTTCGGCTCCCCATGCCGCTGCAAACCGTTCGGCCTTATCGCGCGGGCGCGGCGAGGTTTAGTTTCCGCTCCGATGAATGAGGTCGAACTTGAGGTCTTTCGCGCGGGCGGCAAAGCGAGCCGGGGCATAACCTCGGCCGATATCGCCGCCGCCGCGAATGCCTATGACCCGGCCAAGGCTCCGGCTGCAATCTGCATCGGGCATCCCAAGAGCGACTCTCCGGCTTACGGCATCATCGCCAAGCTGCGCGCCGACGGGGACCGGCTGTTCGCGACGCTCAAGGACGTCAAGGACAAGGTCGTCGAGGGCATCAAGAGCGGCGACCTCCTCAATCGCTCCATGGCCTTTTTCGGGAAGGACCATGAAGCGAACCCGGTCCCCGGCGTCCTTTATCCGCGTCACCTTGGGTTCCTCGGCGCGAGCGCTCCGGGCATTCCCGGCCTTTCCAACATCAAGAAGGCGCTCGCCTTCTCCGCCGAGGACGAACTTGAGGTCGACGGCGACCCGGCTCCGGCTGTTGTGTTCGAGGCCAAGCGCAACCCAACCCCGACTTTCAATGTGACCGAGGAGTCCACAGTGGCAAACGAACCGACGGCCGAACAGATTGCGGCCGACCGTGCGAAGCTCGACGAGGACCGCGCCACGTTCGAGGCCGAGCGTGAGGAAGCTCGCAAGAGCGGCAACAAGGCGCTCGTCGACGGCCTCGTCGCGGCGGGCAAGGTCCTTCCGAAGGACGCCGACCGGCTCGGGACCATCTTCAACGCGCTCGACGCCGAGCCGCTTGAGTTCGAGGCTGGCAAGGAGAAGCGCAGCGCCGCCGCTGAACTGGCCGCGATTCTCGCCGACGGCGTCGCGCTCGTCGACACGTCGGGCAACCGACACTCGCCCGACAAGCAATTCGAGGCGACGGACGACGCCTCCAAGGACGCGCGGGTCATCGACTCGAAAGCTCGCGAGTTGATGGAGAAGGACAAGAGCCTCACGTTCGAGGCCGCCGTCGCCCGCGTCAGCGGTCAACAGGAGTAACGACATGGGGCAGACAACCGGCCTTCTCACCAAGTCGCTTGAGGCGACGACCGCAGTAACCAAGCGCCGCCTCGTCAAGTTCGGCGCGGCCGACGGCGCGGGCGTCCCGGCCGTGGACGCGACCGCGTTCATTGTCGGCGTGTCGAGCGACGTCGATACGGCAATCGGCGAACGCATTTCGGTCTATTCGACCGGCAACATTGCTGACGTCGAATACGGCGGCGCGGTCGCTCGCGGCGACCCGCTTACGGCGGACGCGCAGGGCCGGGCGGTCGCGGCGGCTCCGGCGGCCGGGGCAAATGCCTTCATCGTCGGCTATGCCGAGGTTTCGGGCGTCCTCGGGGATATCGGCTCCGCCTATATCCTGCCGGGCCGCATTCAGGGCTAAGGAGCTTAAACGACCATGGCACAGGCACCGTTCATCGTCCGGCCCGACCTCGTCGCAATCGCGAACGACTATTCGCGAGTCAACGGAACGCGTCGCGGCTACATCGCCGACCGCGTCATTCCGCGCGTTCGCGTCGAATCGCCTCAGTTCGAGTATATGGAGTTCCCGGTCGACGAAGCGTTTTTCGTGCCGGATACTCAAGTCGACCGCCTCGGCCGCCTGAACGAACTGACACAGGCCGCGACGACCGCCGCCGGAGCGGTCAAGGATTGGGGCCTCGCGCAGCCGGTTCCGTTCCGCGACCAAAAGGCCGCGGCCAATGCGAACATTCCGTTCTCGCCGCTGGCGCGGGCGACGCGCAACGTGACCGACAAGGTTCAGCTTGCGCGCGAGGTCCGCGCCGCGAATATCGTGTTCAACACCGCGAGCTATCAGGCGGGATACAAGTCGACGCTCGCGGGCGTGACTCAGTGGTCCGACCTCACGAACTCGGACCCGGTCGTCGCCATTCACTCGGCAATCGAGGGAATGCTCGTCAAGCCGAATACGCTCGTCCTCGGCGCCCAAGTCCGCAGCGTCCTTCGTCGTCATCCCAAGGTTTCGACCGCCCTCGGCGGCTCGGCCGAGAGCGGGCGCTATGTCGAGGACGGCGAAATGGCGTCGCTGTTTGGCGTCGAGCAAATCATCATCGGCAACACGATTCGCGCGACGACCAAGCGCGGCCAGACGCTCGCGACCGGCTACGTTTGGGGCAAACACGCCGCGCTCCTGTTCGTCCCGCCGACGGGTCCCGACGGCAACGTGGACGACGACCAATCGCCGGCGTTCTCGCTCACTTTCCAGTGGGGAGACAACGTCGCCGGAACCTATGACGACCCGACCATCGGCCTATATGGCGGCGTCCGGGTCAAGGCTGGCGAGAGCCTTATCGAGAAGCAAGTCGCGCCGTTCGCGGGCTATATGTTCGAGAACGCAATCGCGTAAGGGAGCTTGGCACGATGCAAGAGGACACGAACGGCACCGTCGACAACGGTCCCGAGACGCTATCGGAAGCGGAGCGCGACAATTTCGGCGGCCAGCCGGAAGGCGAGACGCCGAGCGGCTACATCGCCAATTTCGAGGGCGACGAGATTGACGGCCGCCGTTACAAGCTCGGCGAGCGCATCGCCGACACGGTCGACGCCGGGACCATCGCTTATCTCGTCCAGAATGGGCGCATCACGCCGACGACCGAGGGGGCGGCCGGTTCGCCGTCCGGGAGCGAAGGCGGGACCGCGCCCGGCGGCGAGCCGAGTTCGGACACAACCGGCGAAGGTCCGACGCTGACGGACGAGCAACAGGCCGAGGCCGACAAGCTCGTCGACGGCAACACGAAAGACGACCTCCTCGCTCTTGCCGAGGCCGAGGGCGTCGAGGGCGTGACGGCAGATAACAACAAGGCCGAGATTGCGGCGAAAATCGTCGCCGCTCGCGCCGAGTAGGGTTCGCGCAACGCGAATCGGAGAGGTCGCGGGAGTCGAGCCTCGCGGCCTCTCTTGCATGAGAGGAAATGACGAATGGCGTCAGTGATATTCAACAGCTTTTTCGCGGACGTCGCCAAGGGCAACATTGATTGCGACACGGACGCGTTCAAAATGCTCCTCGTCACGGCGACCTATTCGCCCAATCGCGACACTCACGCGAAGCGCTCCGATATCACGAACGAGGTCGCGGCGGGCGGCGGTTACACGGCGGGCGGACAAACCGTCACCGTCTCGGTCACTCAGGACAACACGAACGACCGCGTCGACATTGGCATCGGCAACCCTGCCGGTTGGACCTCCTCGACCATTACGGCGCGAGCGGGCGTGGTCTATAAGTCGCGGGGCGGCGCGAACACGGCGGACGAACTTGTCGCCTATCTCGATTTCGGGGCCGATGTGACCTCGACGAACGGGACGTTCAGCGTCAACGTCACGTCGCCGGTTCGCATCCAGCTTTAGCCTCGGGAGGCCGCTAGGTGGCCTTCCCTACACTCGTCCGGCGCGGAACCGGCGTCAGCACCACGACCAACTCTTTGTCGTGGCCGAACGGAATCACCGCCTTTTCGGTCAACACCGTTATTGCCAGCGGCGACCGCGTTCTATGGGTCCTCAAGGTCACGGCGGACGGCAACCCGACGCTCACCGAGACGAGCGGTTCGAACTGGCAAAAGCAAGGGCAAGCATCCGACGCGACGAATGCGGTCACGCTCGCCATTTTCACGCTCGAAACGACCGCCGCGTTCTCGGCTGGCAATTTCCCGAATTTGATGATTTCGTCGTCGGCGACGGAACAGTTCTCGGCCACGCTGACCGCCTATAAGGTCGCCGCTGGCAAGGCTCCCGGCTTCCTTCTCTCAGCGTCCGCTCAAGGCTCGTCGACCAACTCCAACCCGCCCGCGCTGACGAACGGCACCGGAGCCTCCCAAGACATTTCCGTCGAGGCGGTTCGAGGCGGCGACAGCACGGTTCAAGCAAGTGCCGCGCCCACGAATTACGCCAATCTCGCGACCGCGACAGGCGGCGGCACAAACGGGGCGTCGACCGCGTCGGCCGAGCGCAACGTCACCCTTGCCAACGCGGCGAGCGAGGACCCCGGAACCTTCACGAGTGCGACCGAGCAATGGGTTAGTTACACGGTCGCGGCTTATGAGGCGACGGCGGTTGCTGGAAATGCGTCGGCCGCCGGAGTGACGGTGACGGCAACCGCACCGGCGGCAAGCGCATTCGTCAGCGCCCAAGGCACGGCGGCGGGAGTGACCGCGACCGGCTCAATCGGCAATCCGGCGGCGACCGGCGGCGCGACGATAAGTGTTGCGGGCGTGACGGCGACGGCCAGCGCGCCAACCGCGACGGCTGGAATTAGTGTTACGGCAACGGCGACCGGAGTGACGGCGACCGCCTCCCCGTCCGCCGCAAGCGCCACAGGAGCCGCGACGGGTTCTCCGGCGGGAGTTACTGCCAACGCGACCGCTCCGGCGCTCAGCGCCAGCGGGACAGCGTCGGCAAATGCTCCGGGGGTTACGGCGACCGTGGCGGCTCCGGCGGCGTCCGCAACCGTCAGCGCGACCGCGTCGGCCAGTGGCGCGACCGCGTCCGCTCCTTTCGCGACGGCGTCCGGCGTTGGGACGGCCACGACGGCGGGCGTGACGGCGACGGCAGTCGCTCCGGTCGCACAAGCGCTTGTCAGCGTGACGGCGAACACGGCAGCGTCAACGGTGACGGCGAGCGCTCCCAATGCGACGGCAACCGCTGGAACGAGCGCCGAGGGAACAGCGGCCGGAGTGACCGCGAGCCTCAGCGCGCCGACCGCAACCGCGTCGGCCGGGGTGCAGGGCAACGCCTCGACGGGCGGAGCAACCGTGACGGCAAGCGCAATCTCGGCCAGTGCGACCGGCGGTGCGACAGGTGCTCCTCTCGGGGCGACGGCAAATGCGACGGCCGCGAACGCCTCCGCGTCGGCCGGAGCGAGTGCCTCGGCGAGCGGGGCGACGGCGGCGGCCATGGCTCCGGAAGCTATCGGTCAAGCGGGAGTGACCGGGTCGACGTCCGGCGTCATAGCGATTGCGACCGCGCCGACGGCAAGCGCCTCGGTTGGCGCGACGGCGTCGACGGCTGGACCCGGAGCCTCGGTCACGGCGGCCAGCGCGAGCGCTTCTGGCGACGGGGCGGCGGAGCCAAGCGGAGCGACGGTTGCCGTTTCCTCTCCGAGCGTCGTCGCGGTGACAGTTGCTCCGCCCGCGATTCCGGACCGCACTTTCGGCGGCATTCCGCGCGAGGACCATTTTGCGAACGACGGCGAGAGGACATTCGGCCGGAAATATGCGACAAGCCGGACGTTCGCGGGTCGCGGCAGGAGAACGATTTAATGGCGCGGGCAATCAAGCAACCGAGTGAGAAACTCACGTTCGTCTATGAGTTCGCGGACGACCTCGGCGACGCGACCTTGGCCGGAATGCCGATTGGTGGAACGCCGGTTTCGGTCCCGCGCGGCGCTGGCGCGAACCTCGCGGTCGACGGCGGTCCAACCGTCGGACAAACCTCGGTCATCGTCAAATGGACCGGCGGCGTGGACGGCGAGAGCTATCTCACGACGGTCAAAATGGCCGACACGGCAGGGAACGAGCATGAGCGCGACGGCGAGATTTTCGTCGTCGAGAAGGCGTTCACGCTCCCCGAGGGCATTACGTCGCGCTATCTGACGGCCGACGAATATGTCGAACGCTACGGATTTGCGGAGACGGTTCGCATAACCGACGAGGACAAGACGGGGACCGTCGACAAGGCCAAGCTCGAAACCGCGCTCAAGGACGTGACGGACGAGGCCGACGCATACATCGGAACACGCTACACGACGCCGCTCGTCGCAACTCCGCGAGTCGTCAAGTCGATTGTTGGCGCGCTCGTCCGGGAGCGACTGCACAAGTCGCGGCCGACGCCCGAGGTCACGGCCGCCGCCGAGCGCGCTCGGCAACAGTTACGCGATATCGCATCGGGACGAATGACTCTCCCGGTCGAGCAAGGCGACGCGGCTCCTGTCATCGGAGGCAATAACTACGCGACGACCTCGGGCGATAGCTCGACGACGTTTCGCGACGCGGTCGCCGGATTCTCGCTTGCAGCGGGAACCCCGTTCGCGAACTGGCGTCAATGAGCCGTGGCGGGCAAGCGCGACGTTGAGGTCAAGGGGCTTGAGAACGCGAAGCGGCTCGCGCGAAAAGTCCGTGAGGTCGGCGGCGACCTTCGCCCGCTTATGCAGATTGGAGCGTCCATCCTTGAAGCGGGGACGCTCCGGCGGTTCGACACGGAAACCGACGTCGAGGGCGTTCCGTGGCGGCCGTCCAAGGCCGCTCTCGGGCTGGCGCGGCGGGCGAGCGGCCGGATAGCTCCGGGGCGGACGCTGTTCGACACCGGCGGCCTTGAGGGTTCCGTCCGGAGCGAGGCTCGCGCAACCGAGTTCGAGGTCGGAGTCGACGCACGGACGGAAAGCGCCAAGTTCGGTTATGTGCATCAGTTCGGCTATGCGGGAGTGCAAACGGTCGGCCCGCACCGTCGGACAATCAATCAGGCGTTTGGCGTTCCGCTCCCGCCAACCGTCGTCAACGTGCGCGGCCATGACCGGCGAATGGTCATCCCGAGACGGTCATTCATTGGCGTTAGCGTTCAGGACCGCGAGGACCTAGAGGACGCATGGCGCGACCATTTGAGAGGGCTGTTCCGTGGCCGATGAACTCGATTTCGCCGTCGACTTGGAGGACGTTCGCAAGCGGCTTTGCGCGCTCTCCTATTTCACGGACGTTTCGACGTTGCAGGAGGCGACGCTCGAACTCGAAAACCTCTCGGGCATCCCGCCGCTCGCTTATGTCGCAGTCGCGTCCGAGACGGCCGAGGACAACAATCTCATTGGAGCATGGTCGCAACGCGTGACCACGCGGATTTCGGTCCTGTTCTGCATTCCCGCCGAGCGCGCCGATGAAAAGCCGCGCGACGTCCTTGAGGAGGCGCGCAAAGCGGTTATCCGAATGCTTGTCGCGTGGACGCCGGGCGGAGCGGACTCGCCGTTTCAATATGACCGCTTCCTCTTGCGGGGCAGTCAAGACGGCTTGATTTGGGGCGAGGTCCTCATGCGAACGAGCTATCACTTGAGGCTCGCGTGAGGGCGTTCGGCCTTATCGCCTGAACCCCTCTTTCCTATCCTCCGCGCCGATATGTCGACCGGAGCCTAAACATGGACACTGAAAACGGCGCGAGCGACGACGCGGGCGGAACCGGCACCGAGACGATTGCTCCCGGCACTCCCGCCGTATCCCCGACGACGGGCGAAGCGGGGGGCGATGCTCCTCGCGACGTCGAGCCGGGCGCGGAGCCGAAGGCGCTTGGCGAAGTCGTGACCGAGGGCGACGTCGAATGGTCGCCGCCCATGGTCGACGCCGCAACGGGAGTCTCGCTCGACGGCCATGGCCTCCCAATCAATCACCGCCTCCGCGCCGAGACTCTCGTCGAGCAGGGCAAGGACGAGGACCCGGCGGGCGAGGTTTCGGCCGAACTCCTTGCCAACACGAAAGAGCGCCTCGACCGCCAAGCGGTTGCCGACGCCGAACTCGCGAAGGCCGCCGAGGCGGCGAATCCGCCCGTCCGAGCGAGCATGAAAACGGCCGACCTCGAACGAATCGCGGAGCGGCAGGGTATCGACATTTCAGGCGCGTCGAACAACGAGGACCGCGTCGCGATGATTGAGTCGGCCCGCGCCAGCGGCGCGGCTCGTCCGGCGAATGAGGAGGGCCGCTAATGTCCGGCGCAATCAAACTTTGGGACCGCAAGGTCATCCTCGGCAAGGTTGAAACAACCGAGGGAACCGACGCGGCTCCGGTCGTCGGGACCGACGCGTTCCAAGTCCTCGGCTACACTCCTCAGTTCATGGACGCCGACGGCAAAGTCCGGAATATCGACCGCAATTATTTCGGTGCGAAGCCGGTCGGCCTCACGGCGTTCAAGCGCGGCGCGACCTTCTCCATGGAAATGCACGGCGGCGGCGCGGCGGCGACGGCTCCGCCGTGGATGAAAATGAACCGGGTTTGCGGGTTCGACGCTGGCGTCGTGACCGGCGGCGTCTCGGTCGTTCAGACGCCGATAACGGACAATATCGTCACGCTGACGCATTGGGCGTATCTCGACGACCTCCTCCTCAAGGCCGTCGGCGCTCGGGGAAGCGTCGGATTCCGGATTGAGGACGACGAGTTCCCGCTCCTGAATTATCGGCTCATGGGGCGCGTCCCGACCACGATTGCCGAGCAAGCCGCGCCGGGAGCGCCGACGATTTCCGGCTATACCGCGCCGGTTATCTCCTCAAGCGAGAACACGACGTTTACGCTCGACGGGTTCGCGCTCCCGCTCCGGCGTTGGGAAATGGACGCCAACGCGGACCTTCAATATC